AGCACGGCGGGCGGCATGGCGGTTCTCGGTTTCGGCGTTGCGGTCAACGACCGCCGAAAGAACCAGCAGACGGGCCAGTGGGAGGATTACCCGAACTTCGTCGACTGCACGATGTTCGGCAACCGCGCCGAGGCCCTGAGCCGCATCCTGCGCAAGGGCATGAAGGTGGCCATCGAAGGCAAGCTGCGCTACAGCTCGTGGGAGGACAAGAACGGCGGCGGCAGGCGCTCGAAGCTCGAAGTCATCCCCGACGAGGTGGAGCTTCTGAGCCAGAACCCCAACGCCCAGCAGGGCCATCCGCAGCAGTACGCGCCGCAGGGCTACCAACCGCAGGCCTACGCGCCCCAGCAGGCACCGCAGCAGGCGTACCAGCCGCAGCAAGCGCCGCAGCAGCAGGCACCCCAGTGGAACGCTCAGCAGGCCTACCAGAACCCGCCTGCCGCCCCGCAGCCGCGCCAGCAAGCACCAGCACCCGTGCCGCAGTACGCGCCCCAGCAGACACCGCAGGCCCCGCAGCAAGCGCCCCAGCAGCCCGTGCAGCAGTCGATGGACGTGTACGACGACGACATTCCCTTTTAGGGGTGACGGCGGCGTGCAAGTCCTGGACTCGCTCATCGACGGGCCGCTTAGGCTTCGCAACCGCAGGGAGGGCGACGAGCTTATAGGCATGATCGTCCGGTACCTGCGCACAGGCGAGGAACCCGAGCCGCGCACCGACACCCAGGAAGCGGTGCTAACGGCCATACGGCCCGTCATGGAAACCTCCCGCTCGCGCATCGTGGCGGGAGGCAACGGCGGCAAATCGTCAAGCAACGACGCAAGCAAAGCCGAAAGCAAACGGCCAAGCAAAACGGGAAGCAAACCGCAAAGCAAAAGCGGAAGCAAAACGTCAAGCGAGCTGGCAAGCAAAGCCGAAAGCAAACGGCCAAGCGAAGAGGAAGAGGAAGTAGGAAGAGGAATTAAGGAAGAGGGAAAAGCGAGTGCGGCGCGTTTCCGCGCCCCCTCTCCCGAAGAGGTAGCCGAGTACGCAGCCGCCTATGCGGCGTCCAAGGGCATCGACCTTGCCTCGACCGACTTCGACCCAGAGCGGTTCGTCGACTTCTACGCCCAGAAGGGCTGGATGGTTGGCAAATCGCGAATGAAGGATTGGAAGGCTTCCGTGCGCAACTGGGTGCGCACATCGAAGCCGATACGCGAGACGAAGCAGGAGGTGAGCGAAGGTGACGACTTTTCCCAGTACGACTGAGTGCCCGCATTGCGGGGCCGTACTCAACGCGCGGTACGCCCAGCTGGGCCTCAAGCGCCTGTTCTGCGGCTACGAGTCGTGCGGCTGCGAAGGGGCCGTCGCCGAGCGCGCTGCCATAGCGGCGCAAGAGCAGGCTGAGGCCGAGAAGGCCGTCGCCGAGAAGCGCAGGCGCTCGCTTGTGCGCTGCGGCGTGCCCGAGCGCTACCTGGGGCTTGACCACCCCATGGCCGACGAGCTTGCGCTTGCCATGGAGGGCGGCCAATGGCTCTACCTGTGGGGCGACGTCGGCACCCGCAAGACGACCTGCGCCGCAGCCGTGGCCATGCGCTTGCACGACCGGGGCAAGTCGCCGCTCATGGTGCCGATGTACCGCGTGCTCGACGAGATTCAGCGCAGCTTCCACGACGGCGGCGACCCCTTGAAGCGCTATGCCGAAGCGGGCTACCTGCTCATCGACGACTTGGGCAAGCGCAGGCCCACGGGCTTCGTGCTCGACAGCCTGTTCCAGCTCATCGACCAGCGCTACTCGGCGATGCGCCCCACGCTTGTCACCACGCAGTACAGGCCCAGCGACCTCGTGCGCAGGCTCGCCGAGCAGGGCGACGCCGACACGGCCAAGGCCATCGTGTCGCGGCTGCGCCACGGGGCAAGGGTGGTCGAGTTCGACGGCCCGGACGGGAGGCTCGCATGATCCTGCAAGCAAGCCAGCTGCGCGGCTGGCCAAAGGAGCGTGCCGAGCTTTACGGAAAGCCACACCTCGGGGCGCGCTACACGGGCAAGCGCAGCTACGAGCTTCTGCAAGACCGCTGCTGCGTCTGCGGCAGGCGCGCACAGAGCTGCCACCACGTGGCGCACCGAAGCTGGGGGCTTGAGTTCGAGCTTGTCACGCCGAACGGCACGTGGAGCCTGCGAAGCCCGCTGTTCGCCCTGTGCGGCAGCGGCACGACCGGGTGCCACAACCAGTTCCACGGCGGCGCGGGCCTCAGGGCCGAGTGGCGCTGGCGCTCCAAGGTGTACGAGGAGGCCTGGTGGACGGGCCAACTGTTGGAAGTCTACGAGCCGCACCACCCGGGGCTGTACGAGTACGGCTATTGGGCGATAACCGACGAACGCGGAAACGAAATGATCCGAGAAGGGAAATGACCATGGAAATCAAGACTTGCGAGCAGTACGTGCTCGCGCAGCTGTTCGACCAGCAGGACGAGAACGACATGCTCAACCGCGAGCTGAGGCGCCGAGACGAGCGCATCGACGAGCTGACCGGGCAGGTCGATGCCATCGAGGCGGCGCATAGCTCGCCGATGCAGGAGGCCATCCGCAAGGCCGGGCGGGATGCACTCATGAGCCACTGCACGGGATACGCGTGCGAGGTGACCGACGGCGAGACGTTCGAGGACTGGTGCCTTGAGAATGTGCGCAAGTACTACCTGCCCGAGGGCATCAGCGTGCTTGCGTTCATCAAGGAGTTCGAACCTGAGCTTCGCGCGAAGTACGACAAGCAGGCTGCCGAGGCGCGCGAATGATACGCATCTACGAGCGCTCGCTCTGCCAGAGCTACGCAAGCGCATACCGGCAGGGCATCGAAATCGCCACCACGGGCACCGAGGAAGAGGCGCTTTCCATCGTTGAGGCTCTGACCGACGACAGCTACCAGTGCTTCGCGCTGCTGGAAGACGGAACCGTGCTCGACCTGAGGGGCCGGTTCCCCGGTTGCGTGGAGTTGGGCTGTGAGGAGGAACGCGATGGCAACTGAGGTTGAGCCGCTGATCATGCCGTTCGACCCGCTTTGGGTCACAACCAGCAAGCGAGAGTACCGCGAGGCCGTGCGCAGGATGGGCGAAGAGCCGGGAAACGCCAAGGGCAAGGACGGCCTCACCAGCTGCATCCCGGGCAAGGGGTGCGTGATCTGGATCAGCCGCAAGGTGAAGGCCCCGGACCTGTACGCGCTCGCCGCCCACGAGGCGACGCATGCGGCGTGCGACATGCTTGCCAGCATCGGGGAGGACACGCCCGCCGCCGAGGAGCTGGCCTACATGGTGCAGTCCATCACGGCGGGAATCATCATCGCCTGCGAGGGCCGCAGCGATGGCTAACGCCAAGGTGTTGCGGAAAGCGCAACTGCTGCGCCTGATGGTTGACGAGTTGTGCGACAACATCGAGGCCCGAGAGGCTAGCGAGTCGTGCCTGCACACCTACGGAAGCCTCAGCTATGGCCTGGAAGACGGGCAGGGCAAGACCCAGATACAGAACGACATACGCAGGTGCAGGAGAACGCTCCTCGACCTGTGGAAGCTGATAGGAAAGGAAATCTGATGACCGACGAGAAGAAAACCGAGACCGCCAAGGAAGTCGCAACCGTGAAGAAGGCCATGATCTCGCAGCCGATGGCCGGCAAGACAGACGAGGAGATCGTGGCCACGCGCGACCTCGCCGTGGCGAAGCTGCGCCAGATGGGCTACGAGGTCGTGAACACCCTATTCACCGACGAGTGGTATAGCGACGAGGCCATGAAGGAGCGCGGCGTGGTGCAGGTTCCGCTGTGCTTCCTTGCGAAGTCGCTTGAGAACATGAGCCTGTGCCACGCGGCCTACTTCTGCAAGGGCTGGGAGGACGCCCGAGGCTGCAAGATCGAGCATGAAGCCGCCGAGGCCTACGGGTTGGAGGTGCTTTATGGAGACTAGCTTGACGCCCGACGAATTGTCCCGCGTAGTCTCGGCCTTAAAAGACGCAATCGCCTCCATCGCGGATGCTTTCACGAAAATCTTGCGCAAGGTCATCCGGTGTTTCCGAAAGCTGGCGAAGCAGCTTGACCCGAAATGGCAGCGTCGAAATCGACGCGCCATTGCTCGGTCGCGCCGCAACAACCTGTGTTTGAAGAGCGTTGGGAGGTGCCGGTAATGATTGACGACGCAACTCGTCACGACGTTGCTAAGCAGTTGGAGCACGACGCCGTTTACCGCGACGGTTCAACGCTTGGCGAATGGTGGACGCGCCTTCAGTCGGTCGCATGTGACTGCGACGACTTTCCCGATCCGCGCTCCCTTTTCATGAGACTTGCCGGGCTTATTGAGCCAAACCCCATCGACGGCAGCACGTCTGACGGCTACCACACTTTCAACGAGCTTTACCATCACCGCGCCGTCCTCTTCTCCGTTATCGTTGCGGCCTTTCCTGACAAGGCTTGGAAAGCGAAGGCGCACAGCGACGGCACCATGTATGGCGGTATGTTCATCGTCGGCATCGACACGCCAGACGGCCAGGCCACCTATCACTACGACATCGAGCCGTACTGGGGCATGTTCCGCTGCAAGGAGCTTGACCGAGCGCCAGAGTGGGACGGCCACACGCCAGAGCAAGCTATTGAGCGCATAGGCAAGTTGACCGGACTTATCGACCGCGCGACCACGCACCTTGTCCTCGATGAATACGGCCGCACGTGTTGCGCAAAATGCGGATGCGACTACCCATGCATGAGCAGCGCGACGTATTGCCCAGATTGCGGCGCGAAGGTCGCCAAGAATGGCTAGAGGCAGGACGAAGCGGTTTACCGAAAGCGAGCTGCGCGAGAGGCGAAACCGCCAATGGTGGGAATCCCGCGCCCGCTGCGGCCATGCGACCGTCTGCCCTCTGTGTGGCGGGTACACACTCTCGAAAACCGGCTATCACGCGGGCTGTGCCAAGAAGGCAGGGATCAAGATTCCAAGGCAGCGAATGAAGCGAGCTTTATTGACCGCCAAAGAGCGTCAGAAGATCCCCGTTGCCCAGATGGCTGGCCCGGTGGGCGCCGTTGTCCGTGACGATGGCGTGCGATTCGAGTCGGCTGGCGCGGCGGCGCTCGCGACATACGGGTATTGCGGCAGCCCGAACATCGTGAGGGCCGTCAGAACGGGATGCAAGGCCGGAGGTCATTACTGGAAACGAGCCGACGAGGAGGATAAATGACCGACCAATACGTATTCAACCCCGACATACACGACGAGTGGAAGCCGCCTGCGCACCGCTGCGAGAACTGCGCCCACCACGAGCACGACGTTGTGCCGATCGCTCATTTCGACGTGGACGGCAACGAGGTCGGCAGCACTACCGGCACGCGCTGCTACTGCAATCACGGCGGCAAGCACTTCGTCACTGGCGACAACAATCACTGCGACTGCTGGGAGGAGGCGCGATGAGCTACGACATACGCCTGTGCGACCCCGTGACGCACGAGGCGTTGCAAACCGACGTGCCTCACGGCATGCGTGGCGGCACCTACGCCATGGGCGGCACTACCGAGCTTTGGCTGAACGTCACCTACAACTACGGCAAGCACTACTACCGCGTGCTCGGCGAGAAGGGCATCCGCACCATCTACGGCATGACGGGCGCGGAGTCCATCCCCGTGCTCGAAGCGGCAGCGGCCAAGCTGTCCGACGAGGTTTCGGACGACTACTGGGAGGCCACCGAGGGCAACGCCAAGCGCCCGCTGCTTCAGCTGGCGACGATGGCCCGCATGCGCCCAGACGGCGTTTGGGACGGTGACTGACGATGGCGAGGGTGATCGCGACGCAGGAGGTGCCGGAAAACTGCTCGACATGCCTTTATGGGAAGTTCTACGGCTGCAGCCATGCCGACCGCCAGAAGGATTGGACGTACTACCGCTTTTGGCAAGGCCTGAAGCACTGCCCGAGCTGGTGGCTTGACCAGAACCGGTTCGAGAGGGCGTGATGAAATGGTTGACTTCGAGCCGCCTAGCGGCTGGAACCTGCCGCCGGGATGCTTCGAGTCCGACCCACGCGCGCCGTGGAACCAGGAAAAGCCGAAGACCTGCGGGAACTGCTCGCACTGCCTGGAAGGCTGCTGCGATTTCGGGATATGCGGGCTTGAGTTCGAGGATGCGTTCGACGAGGCCGACCACGAGGTGAAGACCACGCCGTGGAAGGCTGCGCTCTGGGCGCGCGATTGGATCGTTGAGCACTACAAGGATGAGCAGGAGGACGTGTGCGACCGATGGGATGGCTAGCGACCGCCGCCATGGTTTTGCTGCTGGGAGTCCTGGCCATTGAGGCCTGGGCGATACGGATGCTGGCGGCGGGGCTGGTGCTGCTGGCCCTGCTCGCCTGCGGTTAGGGGGGGCGCGTTGCGAAACGTGAACTGGGGCTGCCTGGCGTTCCTCGCCGTGGCCCTAATTATTGATGCTTTTGCCGTGTGGGCGGCTTCATCGCTCGCGCGCTGGATGATTGGAGTTTGATATGCAAGATTGCGTGATTATGGGCAGCGTCGCCACGTTCGACGGCGTTGCGCCCGACAAGACCCAAGCCCTGACGGTGCTTGAGGAGGCTTCCGAGGCGTACAACGCCTGGCAGGCGTGGTACGAGTGCCGCGACGCCGAGGCCAAGGACTGGTGCGGCCAGTCCCTCATGGAGGAGTGCGCCGACGTCGTGCAGGCTGTCGCAAACCTTGTGAAGGCCTGCGGCTGCGACGACATGCGCCTGCACCTCATGGACTGCGAGGACAGGAACCGCAAGCGCGGGCGCATCACCGGCTCGAAGCCCTATCCTGGTGCCTGCGGGCGCGAGGGCTGTAAGCGCTTCGTGTTCGTGCCAATTCCTCGCCCCTGTGGGATGCTGGGCAGGCTCAAGGCCAAGATTGGGGGCCTGAAGTGAACCGCGCGCAGAAGGTCATAGCCGCCGTGGTGTATGCCGGTAGCCTCGTGGCTGTGTCGCTCACAATGATCGGGGTTTGTTCCCTGCTGGCTCGCTGGGTTGCCGGTATATGGGGGCTTGTGTAGCCCCTTGAATGCATGAAGAAGCCCCCTAGATTCGATTCTAGGGGGCTTTCTGCTGCCTGCTGCTATCTGCTCTGCCCTGTGGCCTTCTCGGCTGCTATGGCCTTCTCTAGATCTCGTTTGGCCTCGCTGATGATCTGCAAAAGATCGTGCCACTGCTTCGGCTCTCGGTCTTTCATGGCTAGTCCTCGCTCTCAAGCCTCACGCTTCCCGGCACGACCTCGCACCAGCCTGCATTGCCGTGCAGCCTGCGCCATGTCGTGCGGGCGTCTTCCTCGTTGGCCTTGCTGCCTGCCCTGTGGGTCGATTGGTAGCTGTGCTCCCTTTCGTAGGTGCCGCCGTAGCCCCCGCCGAAACCGCCGCCGTGCCGTATGATGCATGTATAGTTTCGTCGCATGGTTTCCCCCTAGTTGTAGGTGTCGCAGATGCTCGGGGTGCCGTCCCATAGGGTGAGCCGGCACTCGCATAATTCGAGTTCGGGGCTGTTCTTCGCCCTGCTGTAGTCCCTGATTTTGAGGCGCTTCCCGCTCTCGCTCGCCTCCCTGCCCATGATCGGGTCATAGGTGAAGCAGTTCGGCAGGGGCATGTACTTGCGCTCCCACCCGTAGCGGTCTGCGCAGCCCTCGAAGGTGCTTTCTATGGGCCTGATCGTGGCTGTTTTCGCTGTGGCCTTGATGGCCTGGTAGAAACTGCCCTCGCATTCGAAAATGTCGCCTGCTTTTACCTGCATGGCCTGCCCCTTCCTAAAGATCGGGGCAAGGCCTGAAGCCCTGCCCCTGTGTCGTTCCTGCTATGCCGGGAGGAGGTTGCCCCTCGGGGCCTCCACGCGCCGGCTGCGCACCGCGTCGCGCCCCTGCTGCATGCCTCGGCTTATGCTGTCGTTGTTGGACGCCTTGAGGCCTCGCCTATGGGATCGCCCAAGCCCCAGGCCCTCGAAGTAGTCCTCAACCTCCTTGGGGCAAACGATCATCAGCTCGAAGCACTGCTTCTCAAGCTCTGCGCGCACGCCCGCGATGAAGCCGATGACGAAATTGGAATAGGCGTCCGGGTCTGTGTACGCGAAGCCCTGATACTCGTTTGCCAGCCTGTGGCAGGTTTCGAGCAGGTTCGCGTAGACGATCTCCGCCGCCTCGCTGTCGGCCTTGTAGCCGACGAACACGAACTCGTACTTGCGGGCCGTCACCCTGCGCTGGTACACCTTGCACCTGAAGTTGTCGGCGATGGTCTGCGCCAGGCTCGGCGCCCACGCCTTTGCCGTCCACCCGGTGGTGGTCTCGGTCACCCGCTTCACCTCGTCGGCAAGCTCCCATTCCTCCACGTCGTTGTCCGCGATGAGCTTCTGGGCCTTGAGGGCGAACTGGATGGCCTCGGCCTCGTTGCAGCCGTTCTCCACGCTGTGCTCGCGAAGCTTCTTGATCTTCTCGATGATCTCTTCTCGTTCCATGGTCGAACCCTCCTTAATGGGAGGGGCTAGGCCCCTCCCTGTAGCTGTCTGCTACTTTTCCCAGAGGTAGCCGAACGCCTCGGCTATCCTGGGAACCTCGGTAACCTTCTTGGGTGTGAAATTGGTCTCGCGCTCGAAGTAGTTCAGGCCGTATTTGCGGTTGATCTCCTCAAGCTCTGCCAGGTTGAAGTAGCCCATCTCGGGGACTGCCCCGAAGACGAACCCGAACATGTCGCCGGTCTCCTCGTCGTACTCGGTGGCGTAGAAGTCCCAGCCGTTGAAGCAGCTGAACCAGTGGCCGTAAACCACGGTCTCGGCCTTCTTGCCGTCTTGCGAGTAGAGCGGCGGGAGCTTCTTCTGAAGCTCTTTCGTGAGTAGCTTCTGCATGGTATGATCTCCTGTGTGTTGTTGTGGGAGGCCCCTTCTCGGGGCCTCCTGCTTGCTTTAGGCTGCTTGCTCTGCTGGTCTGATGGGGTTCGTTTCGCCGATGTTCCAATCAATGGCCTTGGCGTTCTGCCACTTGCCTTGATCGTCCATGTAGTAAAAGCCATGCTTGCCGAAGTACTTTCGAACCTTCAAGGCCCCGGACTCGATGCCATCGGCTATGACCTGCTTTCGAAGGTCTTTCACCATGTAAATAATGGCTTCTTCGTCGCTGTTGGCCTTGAATGCCTCGGTTACCTGTGCAAGGTAGTTATCGCAAGCCCTCATGATCTCAACTTGCTCGTAATCGGCTCGGGGGATCTCGTTAATTGGCCTGTGCTTCATGGCCTCTACTGTGTACCTGCCAAGCTCTGGAAAAGCCATGTACTCGTTTACAAGCTTCAAGGCTGTTGCAAGCTCTAGGCCATCCTTTCGGCCCTGGGGGCCTTTTCTGAAGTAGCCTCGTGCTCGCATACCCTCAACTATGGCTAGGATCGTGTGGTTGCTCACCAGCTGACCACTTACCATCAAATCTAAACTCTGCTGCTCTGCCATCTCTGTAGCCTCCTTATTCGGTTCTAAAGCTGCTTGCTAGCTCTGTGGGCTTTGTGGCCCTCATTGCTGACAACTGAATTATCGCACAATAATTAGTGTGCTATAGGCACAATGCACAATAGCTATTGTTCTACACAATACCTGCACAATTGCTATTGTTGTATCCCTATTGTTATTGCTGTATCATCAGGGGATCAGATCAAGGCATGAAGGGAGGTTGCATGACACCGACTGAGGCGCTTAAAGAAATGCTCGACCGTTCCGGCATGAGCATGTACGCGCTTTCAAAGGCCATGGGCAAGAGCAGGAACTACGTTCAGAATACGATCAAACAAGGTTCCGACCTAGGCGCGGGAAACCTCGCGCTCATGGCTTCTCACATGGGATTTAAGCTGACGTTGAACGGAATGGGCGAACCCATCGAGATAACGGAGAGGAGCGAAGATGCCGACGATAATCAAGGGCCAGCCGACTAGCGCCGAGATTCGCAAGCGGCTCAAGGCGGAAGGACGCCCCGTGGTGCTTTCCTGCTCGCTGGGCAAGGACTCGCTGGCCGCCTGGGTGGCGCTTGAGGACGAGGGTATAGAGGTCGTGCCGATCTACTACTGGTCTATCCCGGGCCTTCCGATGGTCGAGCAGAACGTGCGAACCATCGAGAAGGTGTTCGGCGTGAAGATACACCAGTACCCGCACCCCAGATGGTCGAGGACGCTCAACAACTGCGTGTTCCAAAGCCCGGCGCACTGCGACGTGATCGAGGCCGCGAACATGCCGGTCTACAGCTACGACGACATGCGCCCCTACATCCTCGAAGACCTCGGCCTGCCCGATGACACGTGGTTCTGCGACGGCGTGCGCGCCTGCGACAACCCGTACCGTCGAGACAGCCTCACCAAGCACGGCCTCATGAAGCAGACCACGCACAAGGCCTCGGTGGTTGCAGACTGGACGAAGGCAGAGGTCATGGATGCGATCGCCCGCAGGGGCATCGGCCTGCCTCCGGACTACGAGCTGTTCGGGCGCAGCTTCGACGGCCTGGACATGCGCTTCATGAAGCCCCTGCGCGAGAAGCGCCCCGACGATTTCGCCGTGGTCAAGAAGTGGTACCCGTTCATCGAGGCAGACGAGAAGAGGTGGGAGCACTATGGGCTTTAAGTTTGAGAAGCCGCAGAAGGCGCGTAAAGAGGCTAAGGCGGCCGAGGAAGCGCAGCTGACCGACCACCAGAAAAGCTACCGAGACCGCGAGAAGCGCGAGGAGAAGCGCTTTCAGATGGCCGTCGATTCCGGCTTCTGGATCTGCTTCTGCTTCCATGACGCCGAGGAGCGCGGGCGCTTCGCCGATCTGGTCAAGGCCGATGCCGAGGGCTGGACGTTCGGCGACGTAATCCGCCCCGTGTTCGAGGAGCGCATAGGCCTTCAGAACAAGCGGCAGTTCAAGCCGAAGGAGCAGAAGGGCACGCCGATGCCGAACCCGCTCGATTCGGTCGATACCACCGACAGCCTCGAAGGCGACAGCTTCGCCGAGGCCGATGCCATACTCAAGGCGTTCGAGTCGCTTGAGGTTAAGCCCTACTACGACAACGTTTGGAGCAGCGCCTACTACGTCGTGTGCGTGTTCCGCGACTCCGACGACCTCGAAAGCTTCATCAGGGAGTATGCCCTGGCGAAGTACGGCGACCTGTACATGGACGGGTCGAAGATCCTTGAGGCCCTTGAGGCCTAAGGCCAATCTCACGCGCATAGGAAAATCAAGGCGTCCTTCGGGACGCCTTTTTTGTTCCCGAAAACGAGAGGAGGCAGGCATGTTCGGTCGTATTCGCCGCGCAGCGGGAAACATCGCCAACCGAGTGCGCTCCGCGTTCAATCGCGGTCGCGGCAGCTCTTCCGGCCGCTCCTCCTACTAAGGGGGAACCCAGGGCCAGCGCGATCATAAGGCGCTGGCCCTTTCCATCGTCAAAGCAAAACAGAGAGGAGTGAACGCATGGCAGCCAAGCGAGAGAAGCCCACACTTCCCACCGACACAGACTGGCCCGCCGAGACCGTCACATGGTTCAACGCGTGGCGCGACGACCGTTGCAGCGACCGCTGGGACGAGCGCCAGTGGCAATACGTCATGGACACCGCCATCGTCCACGCCCTCGTGTACGGCTCCAACGACTTCGGCGCGCTCGCCGAGCTTGACAAGCGCCTGCGCTTCATGGGCCTCACGTTCGAGGACTAGCCATGAACGACCAGAACCTCATCAAGCCGAAGCGTGACCAGACGCCCGAGCAGCGCCGGGCCGCCGCCTCGAAGGCCGGCAAGGCCGCCGCCAAGAAGCGCCGCGAGAAGAAGCAGCTGCAGGAGATCGCCAAGACCGTGCTGCACATGCCGTTCGAGGGCACCGACGCCGAGCTGGACGAGCTGGAGGGGATGTCCTTCGAGGACTACCCCGACCGCAAGCTCACGGTTTCCGAGATAAGCGTGCTCAAGGTCGCCAGGAAGGCCATGAAGGGCGACATAGCCGCGCTTCAGTTCCTTCGCGACACCGCAGGCGAGAAGCCCGTCGAGAAGGTCGAGGTGGCAGCGGACGTGTCGCACGCGGCCGAGGAGATCGGCAAGCTGATAGAGGCGAAGCGCCATGCCGACAAGGGCTGACCTCATCGACCTGGTGTACGACTGCCCCGCCGACATCGCCGTGAAG